TTACGCGGAAAGGTGCTGTACGTGATGAAGCTGATATTAAGGCTATAAAGTCTAGTATAAAGGCTGCACGTCGCGTTAAGCGTGAGAAGTTTTTGGCAGATCAGAAGATACGTCGTATAAAACGAATATCTACCTTGGTTAAGGAGAGACGTGATAAGAGCAATAAAGAAGAATTGACTGATCATTTATTTAATGAGAAGTTTGTTCCTATTGTTGCTAAGAGTGTTTTTGTTACACGACGTCAAAATGTTTCAGATAATCGCCGCGCTCAAAAAGCGCATAATCAAGAGATTAGGAAAGCATTTGTCGCTTCACGTGCAGCTAAAAAAGGACGGAAGTTAAAAAATCGTGCTATTAGAGATTCAATAATTACTGAGGCACTAGATGATGATAAAGAAATGTTGCCTAACGATTTTTTGCACAATGAGACGGCTCCTTTGCCTGATCCTGATCTGATAAAGTCAGATGATTTTGAGTTTCGTGGTAGTACTATTAGAGAATATGCTGCTCTAAAGCGAAAGGCGTGTGAGGATTTTATTAAAAAGATTGAATCAGAAAAGAGTTTATCATCAGAATCATCAAAGTTGAAAGATTGGATAGGTGTTCCGGTAACATTTATAGAAGCTGTTCGTGATTATCTGCAAAAACAAGCTGGTGTTGCATTGAAGTGTATAGATTACTTTGTTAATTTATGCACTTATCTATGGCAGTTGCTCCAAGTGCGGAGTTATGGAGAGTTTTATGCTTCAACGACTATGTATTTACACTCAATTGGAGTTACAAATGTTGTTAGCCGGTCAGTGATAGGGGGTGTTATGACACTTGCAGCAAGCTTTATTTTACCAACAGATATGGTGTCAGATGATATATCTACTGAGTCTTTATCTGAAGAGCTATCAAAGATAACAAATTGGACTGAAATAATTGTTCATAGTAGTCTGTCAAAAGCTTTTCAAACTATTGTGTTAGCAGCTGCTTCTTTCAAATTATTTTCAAAAGAATTTGCAATGACTATTTATACATATCTTGGTAAACCAACAAAATGTAGTGTTGTAGAATTATGTGAGAGTGTTCTCAAAAGTGTAATTCGCATTGTTGAAGTTGCTGAACTTGTCTGGAGTGGAGTTCCTTTATCAGAAGCTTTATTTTCTGATAATCCACTAGAATCTCACAAGAAAGATGCAAAGAGATGGTTAGCGTTTTCAGATACTCTTTATGTTGGTCTTCCTGTAGAAGGGAGACAGAGTCAAGTTGAATTTATGCTTCATGCACGTCGTATTCTATCATTTTTTGATAAAATTTTACCAACATTGCGTCCGAAGGATAGAGAACAGGTGCTGGAATTACATATGCGTCTGACTTTGAAAAGAAATGAAGTTATGGTTAATATGAATGGAGTACGGAGACAAGCTCCTTTGGCAATTGTATTACATGGTGATCCTGGGATTGGCAAAAGTAACTTGTTATCATTTTTAACAAAAGTTCATTGTGATGTTATGGGCAGAGAGTATTCAGATAGGTATTGTTATCCACGCACTGTCACTTCCGATTATTGGGAGGGTTATGATCCATTGTCGCAACCATATATTCATTATTCTGAAATTGGAGCTATTACTGAGCAGATTGTCAAGTCACAAGGTGATCCTTTGATAGGAGAGTTGACGTCAATCATTGATGCAGCAGCCTTTTCGTGTAATATGGCATTTGCGCAGAAGGGTACAGTGTTTGCACAACCTGAGCTTGTACTTATTGATACAAACTGTGCTGGGATGAATTTAAATGTTTTGTTTAAAAACCCAGCTGCCTTTGAACGGCGATTGTTGTATATTGAACCAGTTGTGCAGTCAAAATACGCAAAAGATGTTGGTGTGGGTATAGATAAGAAAAAAGCTGCCACATCTGATGATCCATTTGAGTTGTGGACATTTGTTGTTAAGCGTAAACATGCTACTGGCATTGCTACCTCAGTTGATCAAATTTTAGCTGATGGTGTTGATATACATGGCCTGTATGATCTGTTGAAAGTTATGATGACGGAGCATATGTTTTATGAAAAGTCGTTATTGGTTAAAATTGATGAAGCTCTTTTGCATGGTAAGTATGGGAAGGAGCGTCACGATAAGCAGGCTGAGCCTGTTAATATTCGTCTTGCCTTGGATTGTACGTTTAATGTAAAGGTGCTTATGAATGATCATACTCCAAAAGAGATTCTTGATTTGGCTTCTATGCATGTACCAAGATTAGACAATATTGTGGTGTTGAATGAGATATTGTTTAGACAGCATGAACTCATGTATCCACAATTAAACAACGTGTCAGCCAATATTTTCGCTAGTGCTAACAATTATGAACATGACTTGGCTTTAGCTGCATATCAACATGCAGAATTGCACGCCTTGGATGAGCTTGTTACAGAAGCTGGTCTCATAGATTCTAAGAATCTTAATTCAATAGATGTTTGGGAAAATATGAGTCCATCAGCACTTGCACTGGAGCGTAAATTGCGTATATCACAAGCAATTTCTGATAACATTGATCATCATGCTAAGAAACAATCAAAAACATTCGTTTTGGCAAAGAGCATTATGAGTGATTGGAAAAATGAACAGTTAGGAGCATTTTTTAAATGGCTTTATATGCTATATGTTTTACATTGTCCAAATTTAAGTTTTGTTACTACAGTGTTGATGTCAGGCATATGGGTGTGCTTTTTTGGTTTTGGTTCTTTGCTTTGTGGTGTATGTGGGGCATACGTTTTTTTTGCTGACAAGGTTAGTCAAGATACTCCATATATAGTTAAAACTGCTGTTAAGCAAGGTCCTCATATGTTTTTGGTAATTATTACTTATTGGTTGGGATGGACAATGTGGATACCTAGTGTTCTTTTTGGTATACAACGTTTAATAGGTGGAGTTATTGCTGTTAATACAGTTAGAGTTTTCTTTACCGACATCTGGGATGAAATAGATAGTTACTGTCATTTTAATCGTGATCGAATATGCTATTTGATAGGATATTCAGATTCTGAGTTTAAACCATATACTTCACCTAAGGGATATGTTGGGCGAAATAACCTTTTGAAGTTATTAAGTTTTGTCGTGGCATCAGGTGGTTTGGCAGTTGGATCTATGGCATTGTATCGAAAGTGTATTAAGAAATCTAGTTTAAAAACTCAGTCTCAATCTAAGTTTTTGGTAGATGTTCCTGAAAATGAGATGATACATGATTATGAAAAGATGATGCATTGTGGTGATGCTCAAATAAGAAATAATAGTACTGTTATGGATGCTTGGAATGTTATTCAAACTAAGCATGCGTCGACAGTTAAAGAGCTTGATGCATGTGATTTTAATCGTGCCAAGTTGACGAACATTAGACGTGTACGTACTATTACATCTGTAGCAGAACGCGGTACTCATTTATTTGGTTTGTGTAAAAATTTTGCTCTTATAAATACGCATGCATTTGCAGGATGTGATGATGCTGAGTTGAAAGTTTCAATGACAGGATATGTTAGTGATTCTACAGACGCTTTTGCGGTTTCGCATGTTACCAAGAATGATTATCGACACTTAGGTAATGATATGACAGTTGTGCGTTTGTCATCCTTAAATTTTAAAGACGTTATGGATCATTTGCCAAAGGACAGAATTTGGCCAACATTTGCAGATGCCTATATAGGTACTGACAAAGTGTCTGCTGTTTTCCATGATGCTCCATTGACTGCTAAGGATAAGTATGTAGGAACTACTGTTGTTACGTCCTCTTTTAAGTATTCCTGGGATAAACATGCAGCTGGTATGTGTGGTGTTCCTTTGTTTGTTCAAAAAGATTCAGGATATGTTTTTGCTGGGTTACATTATGCTGGACATGATGTTAATAATACTGGATATGCAGCTTTACTGGATAAAAAATCTATTTCTGATGCTATTGATGATATTGAACGATCTAGTAATTTAATGCCTATTCATACGCAGTCAGATAATGTAAAGTTTAATTGTGAGATGCCTGGAATCAAATCGCCTTTTGTTCATGAATCGTTTCATGGCATTAATTATTTTGGCAAGTTAGTTGGTCCCGTATTAATGCAAAAAGACTCTAAGTTGAAGAAATCCTTCTTAGTAACAGAAAATAACTTATTACATCTTTTTTCTAATCAGTTGGGATATGTTCCTGATGTGCAATATGCTCCCCCCGTTATGAAGCCAGTTATTAGAAATGGTGAGTATTTATCTCCATGGAATTATGCTTTGCGCAAATTGGGCAAACAAAAGGGTGCACTAGATAAGGAAATTTTAGAACGTGTTATTAGTGAATTAGAGAGTCACATTTGTGAGCCACTTGAAAAGAAGGGTATAAAATGGCATCCTATGACTATGGAAGATGCTATAAATGGTGCTGTGCAAGACAAATTTTTGCGCAGAATTAATGCCTCAACTAGTGGTGGATTTGGTTGGAAGGGTAAGAAGTCCTTGTATGTACCGATCGTCCACACAAATGGTAGTAATATAGTGCGTGAGCCAGTTGCTGATTTGAAACGCGAATTGTTGGATATGATAGCACGTTATCATAAAGGTGAAGCATGTAATGCTGTTTATTCTGCGTCACTTAAGGACGAACCACGTGAACTCAAGAAGGTTTTGTTAGGCAAAACAAGAGTCTTTTGGATGTCTCCACTAGGTGTTTTAATTTTATCACGTATGTTTCTCAGTCCATTTTATACATGTGAAGTTGAGAACTCTGAATTGTTCTCTACATGTGTTGGTATTGATATGCATAAGGATGCTGATGCATTGTTCAAGGAGCTAGTGGCCTTTTCTAAGAAAATTATGGAAGGTGATTATGAAAACTTTGATCAGAGTATGCTCTTTGATATAGGATGGGCTGCTTGTTCTGTTATTTCAAAGGTTTCCAAGCGTATGGGTTATAATTGTGACGCCATGAAGGTATTAAATGGTATACTAACAGATTCACTCTTCCCGTATGGAGAGATGAATAAAGATTTGTTTTGTTCGCCTGGTCAGCAGCCTTCGGGGAAATATGGTACAGCTGAGGATAATGGACTTAGGGGTCTCATTTTATTTATGTATTTCTTTTATTGGATGTTGAAAAATTGCCCAGATCTGTTTCCAAAAGATGTTTATGATGATTTAATGATGGGTAAAACCACCTTTTTCGATTATGTTCTTATCAAGACATATGGTGATGATGTTTTGGCATCAGTTAAGGAGTGTGTTGCTCATTTTATGAATGGTGAAGTTTATGGCAAGTTTTGTAAGGAACATTATGGTATGGGTTTCACTACAGCTTCTAAGAGTGATGATGTTCAAGAGTTCGTACCAATCGATAAAATGACATTTTTGAAACGAACATTCATATTCCATCCTGAATTGGATAGAGTTGTTGCTCCATTGGCTATGGATTCAATTTATAGAGCATTATCATGGTATCTACCGTCACAATTTCAAAATGAGCAAGATCAGATGATGGCTACTATTAACTCAGAGATGAGAGAATTGTTCTTTCATACTGATAAGTGTAAGTGGATATTATTGAGGGAGGAG